TTTTGAAAATGTGTCCCGACGGTTCTATAACCGATGTTGGCGGGAATGCCAACAGGCACGCGTCGATGCAGCGGTGCGAAGTGCACTCCTGCAATCCCATCTTGTCGAGTAGTGACGTACTCCGGCGTGGTAATTACCGCGATGACAGCAATTACTGTGACAAGAATGCGTTAGACTGTAAGTTTCGGCCGGATGCTTATATGATGGTACATTCTTTGTACTATCTAACACCTGGTGAAGTTATGACTCTGTTGTATAAGAGCAAAAAGAAAGTTCTTGTAGCTACTGTCCACATGTTCGATAACATGTATGGCACGCTACATGACAACGGAGATTACCCCGAGTCACAATATCAAATTATGACCGGAGATAAACTTACAGTTAGGATGAACGTGATTGGTAACTTGACTGGTTACCAGCACGACCCCTGTTTTTGGTTGAAAGACACGATGTACTCCGAAACACAAGGAGGCATCACCACTGCTATGGCGTGGAATGGGTACAAGGTGGGTGATACGTGGATACTACGTTTCGCCCCTGTCCTTGATCACAACATAGCCACTGACTCACAAGTTGAGTTGCCCTTGCTTAGCAGCTTGGATCGCAACTCTCATCGCGGGCCAGTTCGTGGTCTTCTCAACCTGGGTGATGAGACGAATTTTAAACCTACGATGGAGCTGCTTCAAATTTCAAATTCGAAAATTGAAAGTTTTGGAAGTTTCATGTGGATTAGGAAGCGGGGCAGTAAACAGGTCCTGCTTCCCAAAGATTTCGTCAAAACAGTTGCTCTGAAAATGGTCGGCGTCCCTAGGGACAAAGCCGGCTTGAGACTCTGCATTAATACGGCCAAGAAATTGGCTGGTTCAGCCAAAATGTCAATTCCAGTTGAGATGCAGATTGTTTGCTCCGTCTACGGGGCTGCCATGGCGTTTGTTTACACGTTGAGCGATGAAATTGTTGCTTTTAATCGTTTGTGCACGCCTAAGATGCAGCGGTTGTACACGGCTCTAACACAGAGCTTAGCGCTTGAGTGGTCTAGTTTGTTTTGTTGTGGCACGGTCGATGCTACTTACGAGACTGCTCAAGCGTATAACCTTGATAGACGATCGGTCCCGGCTGCCTCCTTTGATGCGAGGAAAGCTTGGCCTGAAGGTCTACCAGGCACTGAGTCGCGCATGCCTTTGAAAGTTTTGAAAGCAGGCGCGACCATCACTAATGCAGAACGGGAGTGTATTGAGGGAGACCGCCCTCAATTTCACCCTATCGCAGTCACATTCAGTTCCTATATCCCAGTCGTGCCTTACGCTTCTAAAAATAATGAGGTGGTGGCAGCTGTCAATAGAGCTTTAGTGGCTACACCGACACCATGTCCTAAAGCATGGAAAGAAGTGCATGCCATTACGAGCTCATTGATAGCCGACTTTCCACTTATAGATGGCGGCGACCCGGATAAGGACTTCGAAGAATGGAACGAACATTTTCCTCCACACAAGCGAACCAGGCACCGTGAAGCTTGGCATTCTCTTGTTGAGAAAGACTTGTGTCAGGAAGATTTCCAACGTTCACTTTTCACTAAGCGTGAATTGACCATGAAAGGAGGCAGCGAACCTGAGGACTTTGATCCTAGGGCTATTCAGGCGGGCACTGACCGCCTGAGTGTTAGCTACGGGCCTTTCATGCGAAAATTTTCTAAGATATTGGCGGCGGGCTGGAACGTTGGAGCTAAAATTTGCTACACGTCTGGCTTAACGGCTGAGGACATTGGAGCTTGGCGAGCGCAATTTGACAATAGGGATGTTACCATTGTCGAGTGCGACGCCAGCCGCTATGATTCCTGTCAAGGCGTGTCTTGTTATGACAACGGAGCTTTGGCTTACGAACACTGCGGAATTAAAGCTTACGGTAAGGCGTATTACGCCATGACGTCCATGACCAAAGCTTATGGCTACACCAGTAAAGGAGCTAAATACTCCGTCGGCTACACCACGACCAGTGGTTCGGCCGATACGTCCTGT